AAATAATAAATATATATCATAGCCTATAACAGGCGTTCGGCCAGTTCCCCGATCGCTGGTGTCAAGTGTACAGGTTGCACAAATATCGCTGCCAAATTTTATGCATGTTGATTAAATAACCTCTCTCTTCAATTTTAAGCGCTTAAAGCGCCTAAATGGGTCTTAACCCATCCAGACGCTTACAACGCGAAATAGGACCTATTCTGAGCGAATTAGAGGTATACGCCTGCCTGTAACAAGCTAATGATTTCATCGATATATTTTGGTGCATTAGTAAGTGTCTCTGGCTTTACAGCTGCTACCTTAGTGAAACCACTACACGATGACAGCGTCAAACTCTTTGATGTCGGCAATCCATTGTATGTCTCCCAATCGCCAGGCTCGCACGTGTACGGTCTTGTCACAAGTATATATGGGTGCAACTCGTCTACAGTTCCTGTCTCACTACCACTACCGTTTGAACGTGCTGTGTTAGGAACTGGCATATTAGGTACACCAGATGCTACATTACCAATTGCATTCATATTGCTTTGTGACTTTCTAAGGTCAGACATCTTATCCAAATTACCTTGAATTGCACTGTCTGCGCTTTTAAACTCGACCTTGCCTGCGTCAAGTAATTTTTCATTATAATTGTTCTGAGCCGTCAGAGAGGCAATCTGTGCGCCTGTGGAGCCTGTTGCAACAGATGTACCCATTGAAATTGCTTTTCCTGTAATCTGTGCTAATGCAGTCATCGCATTACCCATAGCATTTGCGCAGAATGGTATTTCTTCACCAACTGTGGTAGACAATGACAATATCTTAGTTTCCTTATTATTTGTTCTAAAACTCTTTGATGTTACAACAATCATTGCACCACGTGTAACAACGTTGATGTTGTAATATACTTTGATATCTGCTGCAACCGCATCGTTAGGGTCTATATCAACATATCCGTAATAAGGTAAGAACAACTGATACTTGCAGAGATAATCTCTGTAGTCATTAAAATGTTGAACTATATGTAATGCCGGTGTTTTCCAGACTATAAACTCAGAATTCAAATTCTGAACATTAAGATATATACCGTCATTCGTTAACGGATCATTATATGCAAGATATCTACGACCAATACGCATATCGCTTGGGCCTTCGAATCTCTGAGCCGCTGTCAACTCTGGAACTAATCCAAAGAAATGATTTACAGTTATTATGTATTCTTTGCCGTCTGAACCTAAGAAACTATTAGCGATTAGATCAAATATATCAGAATTCATAAGCAGTAATGCGAATGTTGACATATCCAAGTTCATTCCAGGTATAGCATATATACCCATAAAATGGCTGTTTGCTCGTGGGCTAAATCTATTGTTAATGTCGTTCACGTATCCTTCCTCCTCAATTGGTGTTGGCTCATATGCTACATCTGATATAGATATTGTAGCACTGTTCTGATATTCACTTCTTATTGTACCATAATCATATTGTGTTGCTGAACCTGCAGGTACATATTCACAGATTGACAAATTATCCTGATTATTATAAACACGATGCAAAAATACATATGATTTAGAAAGTGTCAATCTAAAATTCAAACTATTGCTTGTATCGTAATCATATACAAGACCGGGTGCAACTCCTCCAAGCGATGTTGTAAATGCTACATCACTAGGATCTGTAGACAACCAGTTAGCGTACTCAATAAATGTTATTGGCGCCCCAACTTTTACATATTGTGATGATGAACCCTCACGATACATTATTACGCCCATTTGCAAATTCGTTGAAAGAGTTCGTGGCGCAACGATTTTACACTTATAACCATACATTGCACCTGCCTGGTATGGCGGATATGATGAAGTACTTATAAAAGCAACACTATTGTCACTATGTAAATATGATACGGTACAATAATATTCACAAAATCCAGTAAATGTGTTATTTGTCCACGCTTTGATGTGCGCTACAATATTACTACTATCATCATACAAATTAATGTCAGAATCATTATTTATCCACATTTGCTGTATAATATTTCTGTAATTGGTTGACGTTAATAGCGTGTTCCACTGGTTGATCATATAATTAAGATCATCACCATTACGCATTACATTATTGCTAGTACTTGGTATAAGAAGGCTAATTGTTCCATCTTCTAATATTACATTAGTATTAGAATTAAGCTCATATACCTTATATTCGTTCACACCTAATTTTAATCTTTTCCAACCTTCAGACATTGTCTTCACCTCTTATATTGGGTCTGGATGTACTGTATGATCATCATATGTATCGTGAATAACCGATACAACATAGACTCCATTTACTTCCTGTGTTAATGTAGGAGTATTAGGAGGAACAAAACCGACAATATTTTCGTTCTCATCTCTAAACTCAAACTTGTCAACTGTCCTATATATTCTCTCTGGTTTCTCATCTACAATATAGAAATCGATATTAGAACCGATAAAATCATTTCTGCCGGTACGTGTGACATAACACTGCAGGGACTTAATAAACGTGCTATATGTCTTCAGAACGTCAAGGCGGCAAGATATAATAGCGATAGATGGACTACGATATGTAACATTATCTATATAATAATATCTTGTAAAACCACCAGTGCCACTCTGCTCAACTGACAAGTAGTTAACATCGTCGAAATTCCATTTGCCCTTATAACGAATTGTTGGTGAATATTCGTCGTAGGGCTCAAGGAACTTAACAGATGTCGTCGTCGCCTTCAGAGTCAATGTCTTATCAACTACATTGCTTAATGATGCATTGTAATATAATTTGATATCCATATAATCACTCCTTATCTAAATTGTCAACCAACTTCTGGATTACAAGTGTGTTGTTGTTTACAGCATCCACAAGGGCTTTAGTTTCATCTCTCTGACTTGCCTGCAACTCCTTAATGTCAAAACGGTAGTTGTCGTTAACTTTCATAAAGAACCACGCCATAGCGATACAAGCAGCGATAGGGAAACCAACTGTTGTTATTGCTGTCAAGATTGTTTGAAAATCCATTGTTATTTACCTCCTACAAGTATTATATCAGAAAAGTACTTTGTTTGTTAGAGAAGTCTCTATATTTCGAACGTTTACTAACTGGTACGTAATGAAGTCCAACCACGCCAAATATCATGGCAAGTATTTTTCCACACATTTTTATTGGTCAAAACACCATCCCAACCAAACGCGAATGCAACTCCACGAGCTGCCGTCTTCTTAAATACGAGAACGAAGCAATTTGCAGTTGGTAAGTCATATATTGATGTATTTGCACTCTCGTAAAAGTACCACATGACTCTATCATTCGCAGTGTTTTTCCAATCGCCTCCACCGCAGACTCCAGACTGATTAACCCATTCAGTGTCATAATCTGTGCCGGAAGCCTTAGCTAGAACTTGTCCAGATGAACCACCGGTGGGAACCCCTACACCAGAAGGTGTTACAGGTCCCCAATCGAGGCCGTTGTATCCGAGAACCTGTCCGCTCGTTGCATCCATAGTATATACATCCATCAAGTCATCAAGAAACATAGCACCATCAGCACCAGCTGGACCCTGCGGACCTGTAGCACCTGTATCGCCAGTATCACCTTTAGGGCCCTGAGGGCCGGTCTCTCCCTGAGGTCCCGGCTCACCCTGAATTCCCTGAGGTCCCTGTTCGCCCTGAATACCCTGAGGGCCTGTATCGCCTTTATCGCCTTTAGGTCCCTGGATACCTTGGATACCCTGAGGACCAGTTTCTCCCTGAACACCCGGTTCACCTTGTGGACCCTGAGGACCAGTTTCTCCCTGAACACCCGGTTCACCTTGTGGACCCTGAGGGCCGGTCTCTCCCTGAGGTCCCGGCTCACCCTGAATTCCCTGAGGTCCCTGTTCGCCCTGAATACCCTGAGGGCCTGTAGCTCCTGTATCGCCTTTATCGCCTTTAGGTCCCTGGATACCTTGGATACCCTGAGGACCAGTCTCACCCTGAGAGCCAGCGGTACCAGTATCACCGGTGTCACCTTTCTCACCCTTCAAGTTATGGAAAGCAAAATCAAAACTAGGCGTCAAGTCAGGTCCGCTTCTTGTTATGGATACAGTAGGAGTACCAATATTGTAATCAACGGAAGCAGTAGCAGATATGTCGGGAACCTGTGAGCCCCCACTATCCTGAAGTTCTGTGATGTTGTCTGTGTTCTGCTTAACCTGCTTAACCAACCAGTCTAAGTTCAACTGGTGTAGGATATACTGAAGCTTACCATAAGGATACATATTATCATTAGGTGATCTATTATCAAACATATTAGTATACCTCCAATGTCATATTGTGCTTAAAGTCGTTTGTGATAAGCTCAAACAGATTCGTCTTAATCAATTTAAGCTGGTCATTAATAAGTTCGCTTGCCTTTGTTACACCGATGTTACCGTGACGGTTTACTTCGCTCTCATCGTTAGCATTCTCTGTGTGTCCGCCTTCTGTAGTTACAGTACCACCTTCAGTACCTGAAATAGTCTTATAACCACCATCAGTTCCCTGTACACCAAGAGTTCCGCCTTCTGTTCCAGAATTAGTTACTGTACCAGTGTTTGTTCCTGAATGCTGAAGTTTTTCAGTACCAGTCTTGTTTGTTGTGTCAGTACCTGTTCTGAGCAATACATCAGTATCTGTACCTGTCTTACCGGTTACAGTTGTTACAGTTCCGCCATCAGTAGTTGCAAGGTTATCTGTTCCTGTATGAAGCGTGATGTCAGTGTCAGAACCTGAATATGATTTTGTCGTTGTATTGTCGCCATCATAATCGGTTGTCTCTGTTCCGCTGTCTCCAGAATTTGAACCTTTAGTCTGAGCATTAGATACAGGAAGAGACATACTGCCGCTTGTTCCGTAACCACCAGAGTTAGACTGTGAGATACCTTCATTTACATTCGTGTCTGTACCTGCGTATCCATTCTCTGAATTGATTACAGAACCTGTCTCAAAGTGACTGAGATTAGGAGTCCTTATAGTCATATCATTAGTAGTAGTTCTCTCTGTTTCAGTAATTCCCTTACTTATTGTCTGTGAGTCAGATGTATTAAGTGTTCTATTCTGACTACCTGTAATAGCTCTTGTTTCTGTTGTCTCATCTTCGAGATTTAATGTCTTTGTGTTTTCATCACTGAGATTAAGAGTTTCTGCTTCTGATGTGTTGAATGTCGTTGTGTCCTCATATCCATTTTCAAGGTCTCTTGTCTCTGTATTACTGTTAGTCAAGTTTCTTGTTTCTGTAGATGATTTAGTGAGTGCTCTATCTTCTCTCTCGTTGTTAGTAATAGCTCTAGTCTCGAGATTATCTTCATTACCCTCAACTTCAATCGTTCTTACTGTATGTGTTGTTTCAAATACATTCTCTGTAGGGTTATATGTCCAACGGAATCCAAGACCACGAGAATAATCTTCCCAAACATTCTTACGGATACGAGACCATACACCAATTCTGTTCTTAAGAATATTAGGATCTGTATACACAGCTTCAAGCCCTTCAGTTCTGAAAAGGATGTTATCGATAAGCTCTTCCTTCTCCTGAGTGGTCATAGCACGCTGTGTAACAGTATGGTCAACTCCTGCCTCATAGATGTTAGGTAATAGGAATTTATCGAAAATGTCAGGGTAGTTATCCCATAAAGTTGCGATATCAATTGTCGGGTATCTCATCTTTTTGTTCCTCCATTTCCTCCATATTATATCTCTTTTCTACCTTCATATCAACTCCGAACATAGCGTTAACTTCTTCGCAGCACTTCTGCATATTCTCCAACCACAAGTCACTTAAGCAAGTTGTCTCGATGTTGTTTGCATTTGCTTCGTCTACAATAAGTCTTTCACGCTTATCGGTGTTTGCGTTAGGTATACCAACCAGAGTACAGAATTGATCATTTAAGCTTGTAAGCGCAGTCAAGATATCGTTAGCAATGAATGTCTGAGACAAATTCTGTTGGAAAGGTGACCAACCAGGCGTTCCATCAGGAGTAAGAAGGTTCTTGTCCTGTACTACTGCAGGTTCACCAGATGCTATCATCTCAAACATTTTCTTAAATGCTTCAGCACCTGATTTTGTATCAGTGGTGAAAACATAAGCGAGCTGTGAGTTAATGAAGTTGCTATTAAGTGCCTGTGATGCAAGCGCCATCTGATCTGCGTAATAATCAACGATATCAAGGATAGATGTTGAAGCAGGATTGAAATACAGGTCACCAAAACTAGGTGTCTCCTGCAATGTGAAAAGGACACAATCATTACCAATAGTCTTCTCTACTCCAGCAAGCAACGGATTAGATACAATGATTTTCTTAGGACTATAGAACAAATTCTGTCCCATAAATGAACAAGACAACGCAACCAATCCATATTTCTTATCTTCGAAAACTCCAATATAACCAGCTGTAAACAAGACATTTCTAAAGTGTCTAATCTGATCACGGCTCCAGTTTTCAGGGTATCTGAACTTATAAACGCTGATGCACTTCTGCAACAGATATTTCTTGAAGTAAAGATAAAGGGGCGCATTGTATGGCGCCCCTCCCCTTGGTGAAAACAACCCGGAGCCTGACTGAGGAATGTATGCATTACTCATAATATTGCTCCTTTCAAATTATCACTGCATAAGTACGATCATACCATTTTCAACGAAGTCGTTCCAATAGCGTATTGTCCAGTGCCAGAACAGATTTGTGTAACCACCAGCTGCGTTGAAAGGTGTCGATGCCTCCCACTGATTAACTCTGGTAATACCGAGTGCTTCCTTATCAGCAACAACCATCGCAAGAGTTGTAAGGTTAACATGATCATTGTCAGTGCCAAGCTGGGTAAGTGTACCATCGGCTCTAAGGAATGTAGGCTTGTTCTTAATCTCCATAGGAGACTGAGCAGCCTGCCAATATGCAACGTCCTCTACACCATCATAAGCTAGGTAGTTATCGTGGAATGTACCAGCCTTAGCCATTGTGTCGAAATATCTGTGTACATCAGAGAGTACCCAAATATTCATCTTGTCACGAGATGTCTGCTTAGAGATAGGCTTATTTGTGAGAGTTGTGTGGAAGAGCTCTGTACGGTTCTCCATCATCTCAATCTTTTTTCCAAGATAAGCATATGCCCACTTCCAGAATTCAGGTGTCTTGATTGCCATTGCATAGGAATCAATATAACCTGCATCACCTGCGCTATAATTGAAGAACGTATTGTAAGCTGTGATAAGCTGAACAACACGGTTACCCGAACCAGTAGACTCAGAAAAGCCGATATCAGATGTATAAACACCTGCTACATAGTTTGCGATTGTCATTCTAGATGCATTCTCGATAGCCTGCTCGATTTCGTTGGAAGCTGCCTGCATAACCATTGCAAGGAATCTACCAAACTCTTCAGCGGAATTGAAAGCGAGGTCGAGCTGATCCTTGAAAATCGTAATGTGCTTCTGGAATACAGTCTCACCGTAAAAGTTAAGCTGCATTACCTTCGGCTTATGAAGCTTGTACATATCAACAGCATCGCCATCAGAAAGACCTGCAAGCAAACGCTCGTCAGTCTCGAATGCGGGATCGTCGATAGGGTAAAGCTTTCTAGTGATTGCGCCGTACTTCTGCTCATCTACCTCAATGCCCTTGAACTTTGCGTCGTAAGGTCTGATAGAAAAGAGTGTTCTTGCGAGAACCTTAGAGATAGCGCCAATAACTGGATCTACACCAGTTTTTAGTGTTGCTTGTGCTACAGATACGAAATCGCCAGAAGGCAAAGTATCGATTGACTTATTACCCGTTGCTTCCTTGTAGACTTCATTCATTAGTGTAGCAGCCTGCTGAGTTGTGAAAGTGTTAACAGATGCCATAATTAATTACCTCCTGTAAAAAACGATTTAAGAATATCATCTGATGTCTCTTCTTTTGGCAAATCGGATGTTTTCTGGTTTGCCTGCTGCATTTCCGTAGTCAGTTCTTTAATTGAGGTACGCAGTTCGTCGATTTCTGACTTTGTCTGCTCATCCTGTTTAGGAACTTCCCACTTCTTGTTATTCTCGATGACTGACTTAAGTATTTGGAATTCTTTAAGCAAGTTATCAATTGTAACCTTATTACTTTCAGGCTCCTTTTCAGGTTCCTGCATAACTTCATCCGGAATATCCTGTGCGTCCGGATTCTTCTCGACATATTCTTTAGCTTTAAGGAATTCGAAAAGTTTCATTGTTTTAAACCTCCTTTATGTTTTGTTATAGTTCTGTTGCAGCGACATTGCTCTATGAATAGCTGCTGTTGCAGACATTGATTTTGTACGGCGTTTCTTAGCCGGCATATGTAATTCCTCGTGTAACGGCTTTATAAGTCGCATTTTAGGTATTAATCGTCTAGCTGTACTCATATCATATTATCCTTCATTACTTAACATTTGTCAAATATGTTTTTGCAGTTTCATTTGTCTTAGGACCGTACTTACCATCTACAGTAACGTGGATTGTAAACTGTACACGGTTGACCGCCTTAAAGGTCTCGTTTCCGAAATCTCCATCTGCACCATACTTAGGGAGACAACCAGGGCAGATTGCTTCCAGGATAATCTGCATCTTCTTTACTTCAGTCCCCTTGTCACCCTGCTTGAAATAACCACGAGCAGGAATTGTTGGGAATACGAAATCTATTTTAGGCTCTGTTGTGTAGCGGGGATAACCGTAGCCGCAAATCTTAGATGATTTCTTTTTGTATGTATGCTTCTTAACTGCGTTACCGCTATTTCCTTCTACTGTTACGATGCTGTCATTTGTAACTTCAATAACGAGTCCTGTGTGGGAGAAGTTGTTTAAGAAAACCTGAGCGCCAACCTTAGGCTCTGTACCTGTACAACCCTTTTCTTTGTAGTAGTTGTAGGAATACTTACATCCTGCACCTGCTGACAGTTTAGGCTGACACAATGTATAAAGAGCCTCTGCTTCATTGGCTGCGTTTACAAGTACGCAGTAATCTACGAAGATATCACACCAAGCTACACCCTGCTTCTTTCCATTGTAGAAATCAGGGTAGTTCTTATCGATATATGCTGCGTATTTGGTGATGTTGTTTCCGGTTTCTTTGTAACCGATTTCTGCTTTTGCTGTTTTTACTACTGCATTTGAATAACAAGACATTATGTTAATTCACCAACCTTTCATCCGTCAGTATTTTAGCAGGGTTAGTATCTATGTTTTCTAATATAGAACTTGCATCTTTTATTGTATATGGATCTTCGTTTGCGCCTTCAACATAACTTCTATAGATACTGATATAATCCTCAAGTATTGTTTTTAACATATCTTTGGTGATTTTCATATTTAATCCTCCTTATTAGTAAAGCGGCGGGCAGTTCATGGGTTGTGCCTAACCCATCGCCGCCCTTCCGGGGCTAACACAAGGCGTCTGCCCGCCTAACTGTATTATATCATCATTATTTGGTTGCGTCAAATGCTTGTTCGAAAAGTACAAGGCCCAAGTACTCTTCAAACACCATTTTGTTTTGCAAGTACGCAATCCAAAGTGAGTTATGGTTGTTCATAAAGCGCTTCTTCTCTGCGTAAGATGTTCCGTACTCACGGCAAGTTCCAGTCTTATGTGTTGATACATAGAATTCACGCCTTGACTTGTGCTGATATATCGTAATGTTAGAGACAGTTACAATTGGTACATACTCATCAAGAGGGCAAGATTTGATTAGTGCTGACTCGTCTTTATAGAAGCGGTTGTTAAGTGCCATCTGGTTGAATTCACTGTTCTTGTTATCTGTCAGCTTGTAGAGAGCGGTGTGTTTCTTCCTTTCAGAGATAGGAGAAGCGAAAAGGTGGATCATACAGAGTCCTCTTTTCTCATCAATTGAAAGTGATTTGTGCTTCTCCATCATCTGTTCTGATTTCTTCACGATATCAAGCTCAATATAAAGCGGGTTTGCAATGTCATTTGCGTTTGCAAGACAGATTACTTTTACAGGATCACGGCCTTTAATCTCACGGTTACGGTTTACGGTCTCAACAAGGTTCAAGAAAGCCGCCGCCTCGTTTTTGATAGGACGCTCGTGCGGTTCTGGTATAAACTCATCGAAGAGAATATATTCTATTTCCTCGAAGGACATACCACGAAGGTTTGAGAAGGTGGAAAGAGCCGACATATATCCAAATGGCACTCCATCCAGTACAAGCTTCTCTGTATCGTCTTCATATTCACAAGTATAAAGGCCCGTTAAATCCTTAGCAACAGATTTGGTGGCAATTGGTGCCACCTTGTTATCCATTTCAAGTGCTTTAAATGGGTTAGTTTCTGTCTTTGATGTAAGTTCGAATTGGATTTTGGTTCGTCTGAGATATAAAAACGGTTTGTGACTGTCATAAACCATTTTCAACGCTCCGTATGTTTTACCAGTACCGCGTCCTCCAACACAAAAAATAAACGGACACTGTCGAGTGACCTTCATAATCTTGGGCCAATCTAAGTATCCGTTATTGTCATATATGTTTATAGCCATATATAGGTCCTTACTTGTTAAGAGTAAGATACGAGACATCAACCGAAAACGTTGAATGAGGTATCAAGACATATATTAAGCAAAGGAGAATTATGGAAAATGATTGATGCCTCATATCTCCTATATATGATTATATCAGGTTAAGTATCCACGGTCAACATATAATTCATATATTTTCATAATTTCGTCGTGGTCCTCAATCAATTCATCCAAGTTGTTGAGCAAATCTCTATACGACTTCTCATATCCAAGTTTATATGTTGTAGGCACAAGGCAAGAATTAGATGTTACTTTTACTTTTCCTGTCTTTCCATAGCAGTCATAAACATTTCTCTCGCCGTAGTCCTCTTTATCGTTATAAATAGGTCTGAGCTTTCCTGCGCTGAATACTGTTCCTTCTTTGAATGCCTTGATACCTCCAAATTTAACGAGCTCTTTTGCACCATTTTCCTTGGGTACTCCTGATACTGTAAGCTCGATTTTACCATCCATACTATCAGCATACTTCTTAGCGCCCATTGTAATAAACTTGTCATATGTGCCTTCATATTCATAAGAACCCATATAGTGTGTAACACCCTTGGGATCTGTGGCGTATGCACCTGACTTTGTAGACCTGTCAATATAGAACTTATTAAACTCGTCTATTTCTTTTCCATGGTCATTCAGGAACTTAACAGAGTCAGTGTCTGCGTATACAAAGTCAGCTCCTACAAGGTCAATCAGGCTCTGAAGGTGATATCGTGCCCACGCTGACACCCATACACCCCATCTATAGGGCATAGGACGCTTGCGGCTGTCGTTATAGTAATTACATACAATCTCTCCATCCTCAGCCTTAAAGCGCTCCTTAAGCTCCTTAGCGTCCTCATCAAAGTATACATCTGAGTTTTCTACACGCTGGACACTGAGGCCATATACTCCGTTGACTTTGGTTTTAGCTATGCGATATCTATCCTCCATACCTTTAACCTTCTTGAGTGCAGTTTTATCTTTATAAAGATTTATGATATAATTACGGAGCACTTCAGGGAGATAGTCGTACTTAGATACATAAAGTTCACATATTGACATAGAACTCCAAGTATACTGCTCTTTTATTATCTTCCAGTCAATGTCTGTAACTTTGAGCATAATGCGAGCACATTCAATGATACGTCCATTATCGTTGCATCCAAGACCAACCAATCCGAATACTTTATCTTTTGAGAGATAAGGAAGAGGCGTCAAATCAGATTTGAGCTTAACGTCGTGAAGCACTGCTGCCATAAGATATGCGTAACCATCACGCTCAAGCTCTGTGAGGTGGGATTCGCACATATTCATATCAGGTAAGAACGGACTAATCGGGAACTTATCGTTGATCATAACATCCGGGTATGAGCTGGACCTATCCCAAGAGCTAACCTTGTTGAATATTGAGCCAGCATACCATCTGTTGGCGTGTGTGTTGCCTCCTCTATAAGCATCCTTGAGAAATTCGTAAATTGAGTATGTGTCAGCCGGGTAGTCATTGTACCTTATATGTTCATACATAAGGCGCTTAACATCTCGTCTGATATAACCTGTGCTAGTGTAAGGCAATGAATAAAGAGTGTCTCTGTGGTCCTTCATAGCTCTTTCTACTGCTTCACAGAGGCCGTATACATCATTGATACAGTACTTGTATTCCTCATCTGTAAGAGGCGTCCAGCTGAATCTCTTCTTGGTGTAATCGAAATCATCTACTTCACCATTTTCCTTAGTAGCCTTTGCGTGAGGCAAGCCCTTTGTGACTTCTTCAAGCTTTGTGTTGAAGAGCGAATAAGAGTCTCTCCACTCGAATGCTCCATAATGTGAATGCGCATAGATAGGATGCTTAGGATCTTTTGAGAAAACATCTGTAAAGCCATTCTTATCTGTAAACCTGATAAAGCTCTTGATGTAACTGAACTCGTAGTTGAAGTTGTGATCAAAAATCATAAGTGTTCTATCATTGAGTGTTATTGCAAGAACATCCATAAACTTTACGAACTCTTCCCAAGTCCTTCCAAGCACAGTGTAATTGAATTCTTTTGACATAATATGGAACTGCCAAATGAACATAACTGAATGCTCTTCTCCAGGTATCTTAGTTGTTTCTATGTCAAAGGCTGCTATTGCATCAACAAAGATTCTACCTCTCTTCCTCTGTCCTCTCTTACACGTTGCGTTAGGCAATGCAGCTACTTCCACATAAGGAAAATTCTTAATTCCATTAAAAACCTTCTCTATCATAATTAAACTCCTTTGTATTTAATTTCTGATTTAATGTATTCACTAAATTCGTTCTTCTCTCTTACTCCGAAAACAGATCTACCGCCTGCTTTGATTGAGTAAGCCTGATTTATAAGTTTACCTACTTCTACCTCTCCTCTTCCACTAATCTGAAACCTGATGAAATTAGTCAAGACATTTTTTGCTTTCCTTGTTGATGTATAACCACCTTCCATTACATCATCCATCATACTCATAATAGCTTCAGGGTCAGATCCTACATCCACATCTCCTATTCTTCTTTTCAGGTCAGCGAGAAATTCAAAATACTCTCTTGCTGTCTCATCATCGCCTGCTTCTATATATCTTCTTACTTCAAGAGGTATTTTTGTTGATTTGATAGCTCTAGTTCTCATACTAGCATTTTCTGCAGCTCTTCTTCTATTACTTGCTTTAAATCCAACAAGCATATTGCCTTTATATATGGCATCCTCTGACTTAGCAAATCTATCAAGTTCAAGAAAAGCTTTGGCAGCATACTCATTTGATTTTGTGTCAAATACGCCTGTCTTTATGTCATAGTAATAGTCTCTAACAACATCTCTTCTTTCAGCTTCACTTTCAAAATAATTATGTGTATCTTTTGAGTATGCTTTCTTGTCAGCTTTACCTGCAGATGTTCTTTTATCAACTGTCTTATTTTCTTTATCGAAATTGAGATTATAGAAGTTCTTACTTAATATCTTATCGTTAATCTCGTAAACTTCTTCACGCATCTTGCGGTAAAGAAATTCGTCAGCACCTGCCATTGATCTATCAATGCCATATTTATTTGCCAGTTTATTTAAAGCGATTTTTTCTGCTGAACTCTTTGCCATAGTTAGTCACCTACGATGTAACGATTCACTGAACTTCCATAAACGGAACCTGATTTTAATTTAGTCACTTTATATATTACTTCATCAAGCGGCAATTCCCTGAGCCATACATCGCAGCCATCATCAATATAGATATAGATGCTGTCTCCATTAATCTCCCATCCAGTAATAATCGGATAATTCATTTGAGTACCTCCCATTTAGTATTTAAGTTTTGAGTATTTGAGTTTTGAGTAATTTGAGTTTATATCAAACTACCCAAAACATCAATACAAAATTACTTCAAATAATTTGTGATGATATCGCGAAGCAATTCACTAATGCTCTTGTGCTCTGTAAATGCACGATCTCTGAGCTTTTCCCACAGCTCAATTTCAATAACAAATGTTCTTGTAATCTTCATATGCTTACCTCCTTCCATATAGAACGTATGTTTGTTCACACTTTGTTCACACTTTGTTCACACTTTTGGTCACAATTTGGTCACAATTTGGTCACAATTTGGTCACAATTTGGTCACAATTTGGTCACAATTTGGTCACAATTTGGTCATAGGTTGCGGCCCATAAGGGCCAGGGTCATATGGCCCTGGCGTCGCCTCCTTATATCAAGCCAAATGCCCAAGATAGCAACCAAGCAGCAATAATTAATAGTAAACCAGTTATGCATTTAAACTTTCTATCATCCATATTTACACCTCCTTATAACTCATTTATATAATATGTTCTTGTGAACTCGTTGCCTTCTGTACTGTTGCAGGTGTCATAGTCAAGCACGCCGAACATTTTTTCAATAACGCCGTCCATATACTCCACAATATCCAAAAAGTCATCAAAAACGGCCTTGCCATGAGGCATATCGTGAATACCGTTATCATTGTCAAAATAACAGCCCCATACTGTCGTTATGTCTCCGCCTCTGTTGTATGACTTTAATGTTATTTTATTGACATTTTTCATTGCCTTAATCTCCTTGCGTATGCCCGCCGGCTATATAGTGGCTTAATTAGCCCCATCACGGGCCCGGATATGTCACCGGGCCTGTTGTGCGACTAATTATGCAAGATACTTAACGCGGCCGGCCATCATAGCCATAACGTGGCAGTACTGATCCCATACTTTATAATTTTCGTATTTTGCTGCCTCTTCTTCTGTCTCTTCGTAGATATCAGCAAGCTCACGGCGTGCCTTATCGAAATTGCAAGCCAATACGCCACCTTTAATCCACTCTAATGCCTTCAAGTATTCCATACATTTGAACTCTTCTGCCATTCCGTAATCCTTAATAATAGCTCCAGCCTTTTCCATCTGTCTTTTTGTCATATATATATCTCCTTCTGGCTCTTAGGTTGCCACCCATTGTTCTTATCTATATTTTACCACATCCGCGCAATATAGCAATTAAATTATTTAATCAACATGCACAAAATTTGGTATCGATATTTGTGCAACCTGTACACTTGACACCAGCGATCGGGGAACTGGCCGAACGCCTGTTATAGGCTATGATATATATTTATTATTT